CGTCTCCCATTGCAACCTATTTGCCGCGCATCGCGCGCTTTGGCAACGGGTGTTGGGAGAATGGATGCCCCGTGAGGGCATAAACAATCAAATTAATTCTAAGCACTTGAAAAGGCTAACCGGCACTTTGTCTCCACGGTTTACTGCCGCTGACGAATGCCGAGTGTCTAACCTTTCCGGCGCTCCACCCTCGAAAGGAAAAGCGCCCGACCTGGCTGGCACCAAGTCGAGCGCGGCAATTTCCATGCGGGCGGAAATCGAAGCGAAGTCTACCCGCGAAGGGAGGGCTGCACAATGAGCGATTTAGCATTCCATGTCCGCCAGTTCGTCCCGGCGTGCGCCGATGGCGAAGAACTGGAGCACCGCGCCGCACTGCTCAAAGCGAGGGACTTTGCTGCTGCACAGCGGGCCAAGGTATTCTCTGACGCCGCGATTAACCTTGAACGGCGTTTCGCCACAGACCTGCGGAGTTCAGGGCGCAGACTGGAGGGTTATGCCGCCACCTTCGCCCATGAGGCGAACCTTGGGGCATTCCGGGAGCGCATTTCCTTGGGCGCTTTCCGGGATGCCCTTTCCGGCGACGTGCTGGCCTTGCTCGACCACGATCCTGGCAAAGTGCTGGGCAGGACGCGCACCGGTACCCTAGAGCTTCGCGAAGACGATAAGGGCTTGGCATTCTCGCTCGACGTTCCCGACACTGCTGCGGGCCGTGACGTGCTCACATTGGCAGCGCGCGGCGACCTGGGCGGGATGTCCTTCGGCTTCCTTGTGCCCGAAGGCGGCGAAAGCTGGGATGGCGACACCCGCACGCTTAGCAAGATCGACCTGCGCGAGATCAGCATCGTAAGCGCATGGCCGGCGTATGAAGGAACAGAGGTCGCCTTGCGTTCCCGCAGGGTCGCACACGGGCACGCAAGACGTGAACGGGCTATCAGGCTTGCGGAGGCGCGGCAATGGGCATGATCGACCGAATCGCATTGCTGGCGGGCTTTGAGCGCCGTTCCGACACTTCGCCGCTAGATCCCAGCTGGCAGGCCCTCGCTCCGATGACCGGTTACTATTCCGGCCTGAGCGCAAGGGCGGCAGAAAATCTTTCCACCGTGCTGGCCTGCACCGGCGCGATTGCTACCGCTTTGGCCTACGTTCCGGCTCGCGTGTATGCCCAAGCAGGTGCCGATCGCGTGGAGAAAGTTGGGCACCCGCTTGGAAAGTTGATCCGCTACGGCTTCAATCCCGCCATGACGTGGTGCGATGGCATAGAACACTTGGTGGCTGACACCCTGCTGACCGGCAACGGCCTGCTCGAGATCGAGCGGAACGGCAACGGCCAATGCTCCGCGCTCTACTACCACCCCTGGGGCATGGTGACGGTTCAAGAGCTAGCAAGTGGGCGGCTGGCCTATGACGTAAGCAACGGTAAAGGTGTATCGCGCCGACTGCTCGAAGGGGAAGTGATCCACCTTCGCGACCGGACCAATGACGGCAAGATCGGTATCTCTCGGCTTTCCCGATCGGCAGACACGGTTACAAGCGTTGATCTCGCTAACCGCCACGCGTCGCAATTCCTTGCCAACGGGGCCAACCCTTCCGGCGTGCTCGAAAGCGCGTCGCAATTGTCATCCGAACAAACAAAGAACCTTCGCGAGCAGTTCGACGAGAGGTTTTCCGGCGCTCGCAACGCTGGGCGCGCCCTAATCCTTGGGGGCGGACTTTCGTGGAAGCCAGCGCAGATTTCACCCGAGGATGCCGAGCTGCTGGAAACGCGCCGCTTCGGTGTCGAAGAGATTGCACGGCTGTTCCAGGTGCCGCCGCCGATCATCGGTGACTACACCCACAACACCTTTACGAATTCCGAGACGGCGGGGCGTTGGTTCGCAACCTTCTGCCTGGCACCCTGGGCGCGGAAGATCGAAGCGGAATTCTCTCGGTCGCTGTTCCCGATCGGGTCGCCCTACGAACTCGAATTGGATCTTTCCGGCTTTCTGCGCGGCGATCCCGAAACGCGCTGGAATGCGCACAAGATCGCGCTCGATACGGGCGTGCTCGACGCCGATGAAGTGCGCCAGGTCGAAGGCTGGAACCCGCGAAAGCAGGCGGCAGCATGAGCAAGGCTCTCGGCACGATAGGAAAGATCGCGGGCGTTGTGGCGCTCACCCTGACGATCCCCGGCGTTGGCGGCGCTCTAGGCCTATCAGCCGCCGCCACAGCCAAGATCGGCGCGCTGGCGACCTCTCCAGCTACCCACACAGCTATCAGCTTGAAGGAATTGAGCCATGACGCTCCAGAACGGAATGGTGCACGGCAACAAGGTGTATCTCTGGACGGATACGATGGTGCTCGACGGGGACACCTGCGAGGTGCTGGGCGCAATGCCGAAAGGCTTCTACGGCTTGAACCACCCGTTCGCGGGCACGGTATCGAACATCGGGGCACCTCCTCGCTCTCTGCTAGAGGCGATCGGGCACGGCAAGACTTCAACGGAAGACGAACTAGTGCAGACGGCGCAGCTGGCGCTGATGGACTATTGCGCCGATGGTTCGACCGCTCGGCTGCTCTTGGGCTGCTGCTTCACCGAGCCGCGTCTCTATTACATCGCGGGGGATGACATGAACGGGATGCCCTTCGCCGCCTACACGGTCGCTCAATACCTCTCTCCACAGCACCAGAACTCGACCGAAGCAGTGGCGTTCGCTCGAATGCCTTCCGTGATCGCAGATCAGGCGACCGGACAATACTTGCCGCAAGGTCATCTTGGCAACCTAGGCAAACGCCAGACCGTTGGCGGAACGATCGTGCAGATCGAGGTGTCGCGCGACGGCGTAACTGAACGGGAACTGGTGCTCCGGGGCAAAGCTGGTCGCGCCTTAAAGCGGATCATGGCGGGCGTGGAGGCGCGAGCCGCATAACTATGGCCGGACGCAAAGCCCTTATCCCGAAAGACGACCTGAACCGCATGGCAAGTGTCTGTGCGGCTCAGAATGTCGTGATCGAAGGGGAATACGGAGGCTTTCGCTTCACTATGTCGCCAGCGAAGGCCGATGCCTTTTTAGCACGCAATGACGACCTGGACGACCGGATTGCGAAGGGAGAGGGCTTTTGAAAAGCGGCTATAAATACGTCACCTCGACCCGCATCAAAGGCAAGCTTTATTGGCGCTTCCGTCGTCGCGGCTATCCGATGCACTACTTCAGGGCACCGCTGGGAAGCAAAGCTTTCGAGCGCGAATATGCCGAATGCCTGGGGCAAGAGAAGCCTTCGATCGGCGCAGGTCGGATAAAGGTCGGCAGCCTATCGGACGCCATTGTCCGCTACTATTCCGACGATGCCTATCAATCTCTGCGTCCGACTACTCAGAAGGTGTATCGGGGCGTCCTGGAACGGTTTCGTAAGGCCTACGGCAACGATCCTATGCGCGACTTCGATGCGCAGCGAATTCAGAAGATCATGAATATGATGCGCGAGAAGCCCGACGCGGCGGCGCGCCTGCGCAAACTGCTTTCGCAGCTATTCACGGTCGCACGGCGCGAGAAGCTGGTGCCTGACACCTTCGACCCGGTGAAAGACACCCGCCCTCCCCGCAAAACCGACACCGGCGGCTATCACCGCTGGAGCGAGGAAGAACTGGCGCAGTTCGAAGCGAAACACCCGCTGGGCACCAAACCTCGCCTGGCCTTCGCATTGCTGCTCTACGGCGCTCAGAGAAGCGGTGACGTTCGTTTTCTCACCCTTAAGGCAATCGAGGGCGGACGTATCCGCTTGAAGCAGTCGAAGACCTCGAATGCAGTCAATGTGCCGATCGTGGAGCCTCTCCGCGAAGCTATTGAAGCAGGACCGGTAGGCAAGCTGCTCGTGATCGAAAACAACCGTGGCACGGCGTTCACCGCCAAGGGCTTTTACAACCTGGTCAAGCGCGCCTGTATCGCTGCTGACCTGCCGCACTGCTCGGCTCACGGATTAAGGAAAGCGGCTGCGGCGCGCTTGAAGGGACGCGGTGTCGAGGATGCCGACGGCATGGCAATCACCGGACACAAAACCGTGCGCGAATACCTGCGCTACGCTGGCGATATTGGCGACGAGGAAAGGGCCGATCGCGCGATGGAAAAGGCTTACGGAATGTCTAACCCGGTCAAATAGTTAGACAACAGACCACGCTAAACCCTTAGGGAGTATAGGGAAATGATTAGGAAGTGGATGCCCCGTGAGGATTCGAACCTCAATTGACGGAGTCAGAGTCCGCAGTCTTACCATTAGACGACGGGGCATCAGC